AAGAACCCCTCGGAGAACACCCGCGAGAGGGCCAAGCGCGCACGCACGGCCCCGGCCGTCTTCCCGATGATCGTCATCGGGTCGAGCACCTTGTTGATGGCGTCCCCGCCGCGGACGACGGCCGGGGCGCGCTCGACGAGTTTGCCCAGCACCGGGTGTGACTCCAAGCCCGCCCGGGCCGCGGCACCGAAGACCGGGTCGTCCTTCATCGAGATGGCGGCTTCCATCATGTCGATGGGCTTGACCTCACGGCCCGCCTGCTGGATGGCGCGCCGCTCGACCTCGGCCGTGAACATCTTCGACGCGGCGTCGGCCGCGTCCTTGCCCGCGGCCGTCGCGGCGTGGGAGGCGACATCGACTCCGGCCTGCTTCGCCCCGAACTCCAGCGCCTCGCGTCCGAACATCCGGGCCATGTCGGGGACGATGACCTTGGTCCCCAACTTGGCGATCTTGGCCGCACCAGCGATCTCGTCCACGAGGGGCACGAAGGTCAGCGGATCGGTGACCAGTTCCAGCCCCAGCGAGATCGGCGCGTTGAGGAACCAGTTCCCCTTGCCCATCGGCTCCGGGTTGGTGACCCCGTAGCCCTCCAGCAGGATCAGGTCCTTGAACTCGTCGTTGTTGAGTTCACCGGCCTTGTACTGCTCGGCGTACGAGATGAGCCCCGGCGTCAACTTCCCGTGGTCGGGCAGGGCGTACTCCTTCATCGTCTCGTCCACGCGGTCCTGATGCAGGGCCACGCTGCCGTCGGCGTTGAGGGAGCCGAAGCCGCCCATCAGGGTTGAGCGCACGAACCCCTGCTGGAGCAGGTTGAGCGGCTTGAGCGCCTCGGCCGCGACCTGACCCAGCGTGTCGCCCAGCCCACCGCCGCGGTAGACCTGCCCCGGGAGGTCCGCCTCGCCGAGGATCGACGACTTCCCCTGCCGCCGCGCCTCGATCCTCATGTACTGGTCGTACAACTGGGCCATCGCGTTGTGGCCGTCGATCTCGTTCGACAGCGCCTTCTGGTGCCACTGGGTGGACAGGTTCCGGATCAGCGGGTCGTCGCTGGTGAGCGACGAGTCCCACAGGCTCTGCGCCTCCTGCTGCTTGTTGAACGACACGGCGGCGGGGTTCAGGAGCGGACCAATCGCGCCCGCGACGAACGTGCCCCAGTCCCACAGCGTGCCCAAGGGCGAGTGGTCCTGCGGCTGCGGCGTGGGCTGGCCCGCCATCGTCTCGGCCATCGAGGGCAACTGGGGGAGCCCCTGCTGCGGGGCGGCGGGGACGGGGGCGCTGCCGAACAGGTTGAGCGAGGTCTTGCCGACGCTCGCCCACGGGCGCTTGGCCTGCGCCTCCTCCGGGGTGGTGACGGTGTTCGCCGCACCGGTCGGGTGGTACGAAGGCATCCCGGCCCCGGCCGACTCGCTCAGGAACGAGGTGGCCGGGTCGTAGAGCGGCGCTTTCGCCGAGTCGTAGTTGGGTGCGCCGAACTTGACCATCTACAGCGCGATGTTCGACCCACTGCCGCGGCCACCGGAGCCCCGGGTCGCGGCAGAGCCGGTGTGCGTCGGTGCGACGTACGGCTTGGAGCCGGTCGTGAACCCGGTCTGGGCGTTGACGACCGGCGTGGTCGAGGTGGCGGGGCCCGTGATCGGCGCAGGGGTGGTGAAGCCGGTGTACGGGTTCACGTACGGCGTCCCGCTGGGAGCCGGGGTCGAGGTCGCGGCCGTGCCCTGTCCGCCCGGCGCGGCGGGCAGCGGCGGGCCGGACGGGACGCTGGGCCCGGTGGGCGTGATCGACGACGGGGCGACGGCCTGCTGCGGGTTGGGCATATAGCCCGACGTGTAGTTCGGGATGCCGCCCGGGTTGGAGTAGACCTGCCCCCAGATGTTCCGGATCAGGTTGTTGGCCAAGTCGCGCGAGTCGGTGGGCTGAAGCGCCGCGGGCGTCGTCATGCGCGCGAACTGCTCGGAGGTCCGCGAGGCGAGATCGCTCGCGCGCTGCTGCGCGGCCGTGGACAGGCTCGACGGCCCCGCCCCGGTGTCCCACGCCGCGAGGTTGGGGCCCAGCAGGTTCTGGAGCGCAGCGCCCTCCTTGCCCTTCACCTCGTCGGGGGCGAGGTACATGTTGGAGAACCCGTACTTGCCGTAGCCCTGATAGTCGGCCAGCAGCGGCAGGTCGCCGTTCTGGTGGGCACGGAGCAGGCGCACCTGATCGTCCCACTCCAGCCCGCCGCTGTTGATGTACTGGGCCCGCAGCCCGTCGAGTTCGCCGTACACGGTGGCGTACTTCGCCGGGTCGCCGCCGGACTGGGCCTGCGCCAGCGAGACGATGGACGATGGCGTGTACTTGCCGTAGGCCGTGTGCGGCGAGGCCACCATCTCGGCGGCGGGGATCGAGTTGACCACCGTGTTGGGCATCCGTGCATTCGACGCCGCGTCCCAGTAGTTGGGAATGGTGAACTGGCTGGGCTTGGGCGGGTTGGCCTTGAGCCGGTTCGCGTCGGCGTCGGTGTAGACCGGGGTGACGATCTCGTCGCCGTTGGCCGTCGCCGTGGCGGCGCTCGTGAACGGGTTGGTGCCGACGGAGAACTTGGTCGCACCGCTGGAGTCGATGAACGACCACGCCTGCGACCCGTCGTCGAGCGTGTACCGGTTGCCGACCGGGACCTTGTCGCCGACCGTGCTCTGGTGGGCACCGCTGATCGCGTCCGTCCGCATCGGCACGACGACGACCGGGGTCGGCACGAGCGCCGAGATGATGTCCCCGGCGCTGACCGCGCCGCCGCCGATGTGCATCTTCGTCTCGGAGTCCGCGTTCGTCACGTAGAACGCGGCGTTGGGGATCACGGCCGCGGGCACGACGCCCATCTGGCCGTCCTTCGACGAGGTCGGCACGCCGTTCTGATCGACGTGGACCTGCACGTACAGCGGTCGCCCGTCGGGGCCCTTCTGCATCAGGCGGTCGAGGTTCGTGGCCATCGCGTTGACCGAGTCGTTGGTGCTCTGGGCATCGCCCGACGACGGGTCGCCGCCCTCTGCCGGGTGCTTCGCGGTCGATGAGCGGCGCGAGGACTCCCAGAGCGACGGCGGCGCGCCGTGCTTGATCGCACCCATCGTGGCCATGTACTCGGTGTTGAACGCACCGGCCAAGTTGTCGTCGCCCGCGGCCTTCGCCCGGTCGTACAGCGTGCCCAGCGTCTTGTTGTACGTCTGGTTCGCCTCCCACTTCTGGGAGATGGAGGTGCTCGGGTCGTTGACGATCTCCGACCACGACGCGCGGGCGTCCTCGTAGATGGCGCGCTCGTCGATGGTCGAGATGGTGACGAACAGGCCCTTGACCTCACTGCGCTTCTTCTCAAACGACGAGGTCGAGCGGCCCTGCTTGCGGGCGTAGTTGATGGCCTGCGTGAGCCCGCCCTGCGCCCGGCGGTTGAGCGACAGCAGGCCCGAGTACGAGAAGTCGCCGTTGAACGTTGCCGTCCCGCCGTTTGAACTCTCGATGGCCCTGATCTGCTTGGTCATCCCGTCGCGCCACTGCTTGAACGACGGGTCGTGGGCGACGAGGTTCACGATCTCCAGCAGCGAGTTCGCGTCACCCTCGGCGACACGGATGTCGGCGAACGTCTCCTTCGACGTGTCGAGCACCGGCAGGATGGTTCCCTTGATGCCCGACCGCGCCGTGGCGATCATCGAGCCCAGCACGGTGTCGTACGCCATCTGGGTGTGGTTGTAGAGCGTGTCCTGATGGATGCCATACGCCTTGTCCGCGGCCTGCCGACGCCCCGCCGACGCCTTGGAGTTGGCGCGGTCCATGTACTGCGCGGCCAGTTTCGCGCGCTCGCGGTACGCCTCGCTGTTGACCGGCAACTTCGCGGCCCAGTTCCGGTAGAAGTCGGCCATGCCCACGTCGCTGACCTTCTTCTGGGCGTACAGCAACTCCTGCTTGGAGTTCGCGATGGAGAACTCGTACTGGGTGATGGTGTTGCGAACGTCGTTGGCGGTGGGGTCATCGGGCGAGAGTTGCGACAACTTCTGCTTGAAGAAGCCCATCAACTTCTCGTCGGTGACCTGCTTGCCCTCGAAATCGCCGCCCTTCTGCCACGCGCTCTGGATGTTGCGCTCACGCATGGCCTGATACTCGCGGGCGGCGGCGACGATGGCCGCGGTCAGCGACGGGGCCGTGCGGGGAAGCCGCCCGAACCGTGCGTGCGTAGCCACGGATCAGCCGCCCGGGGCGGGGCCGGGGGGCGTCCCGAGGGGAACCTGCGAGAGCAGGCGGTTCTTGGCCTTCCCGCCGACGACCTGCGTCTGCGAGAGGAACTTGGAGCCCGGTGCCTCCAAGGGCACCCCGTCGGGCCCGCCCGGGCCCACGGGCTGGCCACCGTCGATGGGCGGTGAAGCCCCCGGGACCAGTTGCTCCGGTGGCGTCAACGGGCCCTCGCCCTGCCCGTTCATCGACGGCACGCCGTTCATGCCACCGCCGAGGGCGCGCAGGTCGTTCATCGAGCCCGCGGCCTGATCGGCCTGCTGCTGGACCTGCGGCTGCGCGCCGTAGCCCATGTTCTTGAGGGTGGCCAGCAACTGGGCGAGGACCTGCACCTCGGCCGGGAACATCGTGGCGTCGGTCCGCTCCTCGCGGATGTCGTCCTGCTCGGCCTCGGGATCGTCAACCCCGGTGCGGTCCATCGCACGCCGCTGGGACCAAATCTTGGAGTTCATCAGGTTGGCCGCGATCTGCGAAGCCTCCATGTCGTCGCGCGGGGTGAGCGTCGGCGGATCGATCTTGATCCGGCGCGATGCCTTCAGCACGTCGGCGATGGACGAGTCCTTCTTGGCCCAGATCGTGACGATGAGGTTCCAGTTGGACTTGCGCCAGCGGTAGTAGATGTCGCGCTTCATGCGGATGCGCGTCTCGTAGTTCGCGACCAGCGCGGAGACGGCCTTCGATGACGACATCACGGCTTCGGGTGCCATGCCGCGGAGCAGATCGTTCAGGCCCGACACGTCGATCATCTCGCGATCCACGCGCGACAGGAACTGCTCAAGTTGAAACTCGGGCATCCACGGCAGGATGCCCTCGATGCGGTTGCCCGCCCCCGGCGCGACGACCTGATTGGCCTTCGGGCGCAGCCCGACGGGCACCTGATCGGGCGACTCGGGACCCGTCAACTGCCAGTACTGGGCGTTGACGATGTTGTGCATCAACTGCGAGCCGGAGGTCATCCGCTCGTCCTTCTCGCGGATCAACTGCTCGATGTCGAACAGTTCAGGACGACCAGTCGGCACGCCGGGCACGAACGTGTTGAACAGCGGCACGTAGGGCATCGCGCCGTCGTACTCGCTGTGGGGCATATTCTTCACGACCCGGTTGCCGACCACGATGGCGTTCCACGTCTCGTGCTCGACCGCGCCGATCTTCCCGTCCTCGGGCATCGCGCCCTTCTTGGGCAGGCGGTACCAGTAGTCGATGACCTCGATGGAGCCGCCCATCGTCCACATCGCCCGGCGGGCGTAGTCGAAGGTCCCGAACGAGCCCACGGGCATCAGGTACGGGTACGACTTGCCGTCCGCGCCGACGGCCTCGGTGGTCACGAGCCCCCACTCCGACAGGGCGAACTCGGGGGTGACGAGGTACGAATACATCGCCCAGTCGAGGGTCCGGTAGTCCGACTGCGACCAGCCCAGCCACAGGTTGCGCGGCTGATCGACCACGTCGAAGCGGACCTTGTTCTCCTTGGCGTCCCACCAAATCTTCGACGCCGTCCGCCCGTACAGGCCCTTGACCACACAGGCCCGGTGGCCCTTGAACTCGTAGTCCTCCTCGTCCTTCCACGAGTAGTAGAGGCGCTCGCCGAGGACGGCCTGATCGGAGGCGTCCTTGTCCGTCTCGTCGGTCGAGATCACGTTCTCGTTGGGCGGCACCGACTGGAGGGCGGCGGGGATGTCCACGTACAGGGGCGGGCTGTTGACCGAGACGTGGGACTTACCGGGCGTCCACGCCGACGAGTGGCCCGCCCAGTGCGACACGCCACCGGAGGTGAACGTCTCGGGGTAGTACATCGAGTCCCAGCGGTCGCACTGGGCTTGGAACTCGACCTGCTCCGTGCGGGTGCGGGTGCGGCGCGCGCTGATCTCGTTGAGGATGTCGCGCTCGGCGTCCGTGTACTGGCCGGAGGCGTCGTTGTTGACGAACTCGACGGCCTGCTCGGACGTGAGGACTTCCAGCGCCAACCCCTCAACCTCCGCGCTGTTGCAGTTCTGCCTTGCGGCGAAGCATCTCAGCCAGCAGGGTCGGGCCTGATGCTACACCGCTCGTGTCCGCGAAGAAGTCGAACTCGACCGACGGCTCCATCCGCCCGGCGGCGAACCGGCGCATATGCCACGCGACGGCGAGGGCCATCACGAAGTCCTGCTCCAGACGCCGGTCGTCGAGTTTGTAGCCCAGCAACTGCCTTCGGCCCACCAGCCACAGCCCGGTGCGAGGAAGGATCAGGTCGCCGCGCTCCAGCGCGTTCTTGAGGTCCGCGAGCATCCGCAACTTCGTGCCACGGGTGCCGCCGAACTCGACCATCTTGGCGTTGAACGGCAGGGCGTCCTTGAACATCTTGCCGCCGAACCCGGTGGAGTCAACGCCGGTCGAGCACTGGGACGACACCGACTGGTAGGCGTTGTGGTGATCCGTGGCCAGCGCGGCCACCGACATCAGGGTCTGCCGCCCGTCCTTGCGCCCGACCTTGACGCCACGGGCGGGCGCGCTGGTGCAGTCGAGGACGATGGACCACGTCGAGTCGAACGTCAGGGCCGGATCGACGCCGTGCGCGTAGCGGTGGCCGCGCTTGGCGGGCTCCAGTTCGGGGAGGTCAAGCCGGAACGCGGCGTCGGCGGTCTGTGAGCCGAAGTACGACTCGCGGGACTCGATGGCGAAGCCGTCGATGTTCTGGGGGATCAGGTGGGCGGGGTACGAGGCGAGGAGCCGGTCGAACACGGTGCGCTGAAGCCCGAAGCCGATGTTCTCGCGGGTCGAGATGCGCAGCGAGTAGGCGTCCGTCTCCTTGAGCGGGTTCTCGGGGTCGCCCAGCGACCACTTGTCGGAGAACGCCGTGATGCCCTCGGTCATCGTGCCGATCAGGATCAACTGCCCGCCCGTGCCCAAGCGCCGGAAGTGCAGGACCTCGTTGATGATGAACTCGAAATGGGGCTCAAAGGCGCACTCGTCGAACGACTCGCCGTCCATGTCCTTGCCGAGGGCGCTGATCGCCTTCTCGCCCGTCGTCCGGAAGTGGATCGTGCCGCCGCCCAGCAGCGGGTGCCAGATGATCTGGAGGTACTCGCCGCGGTACTTCTTGGACCAGTCGGCGACCTGATCGCCGAGGAGTGAGGCCAAGGGACAGCCGTTGGGCTGCGCCTCGTGCATCCCCGAGAGCAGGCGCACGATCTCGTGGAACAGGAGTTCGGCGATCTCGGTGTGGACCCCGAAGTGGTACCACTCGTAGGACTGCCGGAGCCACCGCTCCATGTCGTTGTCGTCGAGCGGGTTGGGCGGCTTCTTGCCGATCTTGAACAGCGTCGAGTGGATGACGACGACGGCCAGCCCGAGGGTCTTGCCCGCACGGTTCCCGGCCGCGGCGCACAGGGTCAGGTAGCGCGCCATCCAGCGCGACGGGTCCCGCTTGATGTACGCCTCAAAGAGCCGCGACTGGCCGGGGTGTGGGACGAAGCCGAGGAACCGCTCGCAGAAGAAGTCCACGTCCCAGCGGGCACGCATCAGGTCCTTGGCGAAGTCGGTGGCGGCGAACGCCCCGAAGTTCTCGGGCCCCGCCGCGACGATGGCCTCGGCCTCGGCCGCGTAGGCGCGCCGCTGGCGTCGGAGGGCGGGGTTCTTGGCCTCGGGGTCCCGTGACTCCTCGCGCGCGCGCCTGACGGCCGCGCGCACCATCAGTCGGACACGATGCGCGGGGGCGCGAGCATGATGTCGTAGCCCTCGCCCGACACGACCTTCATCGGGGTCGGGGCCATCGCGCCGGACAGCAGCCGGGCGAGGTTCACGGCGAGGTCGCGGTCAGCCGCCTTCTCGGCCCGGCGGTCGAGCAGCGCCTGCGCTTGCAGGCCGTGGGTCGCGGTGACCCGAAGGTTGCCCGTCTCCAGCAGTTGCATCGCCTTCTTCTGGACGAGGACCGCGAAGTCGCCCCTCATGTCCTGCACGCGCTGGAGTTGCACGTCGGTGATGTCGGGGTAGACGTTGTCGAGGCACTGGTGGAAGTGCGCGGCGACCGTGGTCGGCTTCATCGCGGTGCCCTTGGTGCGCATCGCGGCGCTGACCTGCGCGAACGACGCGCGCGCCGCGAGCATCGTGTGGATCGCGAGCAGGTCCGGCGAACGGCACACGGCGCAGCGGGATCGGGGCGGCATGGCCGCACTCTACCGCGGCCCGTGGCGCGAAGGCACGTACTTGACCAATAAGTGGTGCAGACCTATGCTTGCGGCGCACGTTGGTGCTTTGCCCTTGCCCTTGCCCTTGGAGTTGCCCTTGACCCTTCCCTGACCCGGCACCCGGTGGTGTACCGGGTCTTTTGTTGTCCACCCTCTTCCCACACACGGAGTGCATAACTATGCCGTTCATGACCGTTGGTGCCGCGATGACCGATGTCGATGCGGGCACCTACCCGGCCACCCTCGTGGCCATCAACGAGAAGCGCGTCCCGTCCAAGTTCTCGACCAGCCCCGACGGGATGGACGACTCGTACGAGTGGGTCTTCGCCCTCGACAACGGCGAGGAGGTCAACGGGCTGTCGTCCAAGGCCATCACGCCCAAGTCGCGCGCGTTCGGCTACCTCGTCGCCCTGCTGGGCAAGGACCGCGTCCAGCGCGGCGTCGGGTTTGAACTCGACGACCTGATCGGGAAGCGGGCGCTCGTCTCGATCTCGATCAACGACGGCGGCTGGCCGCGCATCGACGGCGTGCTGCCGCCCCTCGCCCCGGAGCGGGCCAAGCCCCAGCCGCTGGCCGTCGCGACCCCCGTCGCGCCCGCCCAGCCGGACGAGGACGGGCTCCCCTTCTAGCCTCTGGACATGGAACGACCCCGGGACCGCGTGTGATCGCGGTCGCCGGG